TGTCGGGGTACAGGACGTTGAGGCCGTGCCGGACGTCCGGCATGACGATCAGGCCGTGTCGAGGGCTGGCGGGCTCGACTCGACGGCGATACCGAACGACTCGGCGCGGGACACGGCCTCGAGCGGGGACCACTTCAGCGCCGCCTTCGTGCCCTTGGGGATGGTGACACCCAGCGGTGTGGAATCGGGGGTGATGGCGCCGGCCGCGTCGATCTGCCCGGACGGCAGGCGGCCGTGCTCCCAGCGGTACTCGTCGGGTGTCTCGCCCGTCGGGCACGGCTCCCCGTTGAGCAGTCGGACGGGGGCGCCGAGCGTGACGCCCCTGAACTCGTTGCCGGTGTGGTCGGTGGCCGAGCGCAGGATGCCCATTAGGCTGCGGCCTCGTACTGGAAGTTGACGGTGAAGTAGTCGCCGTTGGTCCAGGTGAAGGGCACCGTGGAGGTGACCGCGCTGTTCGAGGCATAGGTTCCCGACGTCGCGTGGACGCCGAGGGCGATCAGTGTCGAGGAGCCCGAAGGCATCCACACGTTACCGAGGTAGGAGTTGGCTGGGGAGATGTCGACAGAGCGGCACTCGCCGGCCGCCCACTCGGAAGCGGTGCGGGCGCGGCAAGCGACGGGGCCGTTGACGTAGAGGACGTTCGTGCCGAAGGTCGTCGTCGTGCCGAAGGTGACCGACGCCCAGCCCACGACGAGGCGGCCGATCTTCTGGTACGCGCCCTCGACGGTTCCGTTGCCGAGCACCCAGTTAGTGCCGCCGCCGCTGGAGGAGATCGTCGGGGTGTACGTCGTCCAGGCGCCGGCCTTGAGAACGTCCTCCCATGTGCTGCCGCTGTACACCTTGTAGTAGTCGGTGTCGGTCTCGTAGATCGTCATGCCCTCGTTTGGCGAGCCGGGGCGGGTCGCCGAAGTACAGACGATCACGGACTGGTTCATGAGGTAGGTGTTGACCTCGCTAGCGGTGAGCACTCCGGCCGTGAATGTCTTGAAGGACATTAGGACAACCTCGCCTGGTAGTAGGTGGAGATGCTGGCGATCTCGGTGGTGCTGAGGATGCGTCGGAACACGGCAACGGAGATGAGCTCGAAGTCCTGGTAATAGGTGGAGTCCCCCATCGACCCCACTCGGAACGACATCGCGTTTGCCAGTGAGCCGACGGCTGACGTGGACGCAGTCGATCCGGCGACCGCGTTGAGGTAGGGGCGTGCCACGACCGCGGCCCTGTCGACAACGAGGACGATGCTGCTGAGCGCGCCGGAGGTTGCCACTGCCGTGGTCGGCCCGGCCGAGTTGGCCCCATCTGTGACGAAGGTGCGGTTGGAGAGCGCCGTGTTGTTGCTCGAGATGTCGTAGCCCGCGCCGCTGGCGCCTGACCGCTTCGAGGCGAAGGCTCCATACGGGTAGGGAGTCGCCCACTGCCGGACCACGGCCACTACGGTGAACGGGTCCGCGGCGGCGAAGTCGAGGAGGCTGTTGTCGGCGATGGTCATGTAGTCGTCGCTGCCGAACAGGTAGCACGGCGAGACGACCGCGACGGCCTTGCGGGCCGCCGCCGAGCGGTTGATCGTAATGGTCTGCCCCGTGACCGCCGTGAACGTGGCCGCTGATCCCGTGGTGAGGACGGACGCATCAACGTCCAGCACCTTCGTGGTGCCGGTCAGGTCCGAGTAGATCAGTAGGCGGTACACCTTCCCCGCCATCGTCTGCGCCCCGATGAGGTAGCCGCCGATCTCAATCTGCGACGTGCCGGAGAAGATGCTGGTGACCGTGGCCGTGGTCCGCGTGACGCCTAGCTGCGAGTAGGTGACGTTGTCGTCAGAGGTGTAGAACTTCACGTCCCAGCCGCCGGCGCCATTGTTGACGTCGAGGGTGGCCCGAATCCACTTTACCGCGCCGTCCGTCACGCCCGTCGCAGCCGAGGATGTTGCCGTCTTGAGGGCAGTGCCGTCCGAGGAGTGCGAGAAGGCCAGAGTGCCGTCCGTGTTGAGGTACAGGTACCAGGAGTAGTTGGCAGCGATTGACAGCTTGGAGGCGAGTACCTGCACGGCCGCCGGGGTCCAGTCGTCCATCGCGACCTGCATCCGAACGTCGATGTCGCCGGTGATGTCCAGGGCAGCGGCGTCAGGGGTCGCCATCGTGTTGCCGTTTACGCCCGGCAGGTAGACGTAGGGCGTGCCGGTGCAGTCGAGGAACATCGGGTCGTTCGAGTCCGAGCCCGTGGTTGAGCCGATCTGCGCGTTCAGCGCAGTGCCGCCCGTGCCAAGGTTCGCGAGAGTCTGAGTCGCCATATCAGTACGTCATCTCACTGGTATCTAGCAGGCCGTAGGTCGCGTCATCCAAGACGAAGCCTCCTGTCGAAGTGAGCGGTGTCAACTGCAATCGCACGTAGTGCCGATCCGGCTGGATCTCGTGCTGCACGCCCTCCACGAACGACGTGATGTCCATCCCGGTGCCGGTGTCCAGCGGCGTCCACACCGTGCGGACGAGGTCCCCGATCTCTAGTCGCTTGACGTATCGCTGCGATACGTCCGACAGGTTCTGGAGCAGGATGCCGTGCTCGGCCACCCTCTCCACCGGCTGCGCGTACAGGCCCGCCAGGAACTCCGCGAACTCCGACGCCGCGGCGTCGGTAGTGAACAGCAGCCCGCCAGCGTTGTACGCCCGGACGCCGTAGTCCACGACCGACACGTCATCCGTCGCCGTCTGTGCCGTCCCACCGTCGCGGGTGATGACGACGCGGTTGTAGAGGAACTCCGAGCCGTACTCGAGAGCGACGTCGTTGAACGGGATCACTGGAGCGATGTAGTCGGGGTCGCTCGCATCCAGCCACAAGGTCGCGTCCTGGAGGATGACCTGCCCGAGTGCCGCCGAGTCGATACGCAACGGGCGCGGGTTCGACGCATCCAGCCACAGTGTCGCGTTGGACATCAGCGACAGGTACTGCACGAGGCTGTCGTTGGTCCCGCCGAACACGACGACCGGGGAGTCGGTGATCCCGTCGGCGCGGTCCCGGTAGCGCAGCACCCCGGAGCCGTCCACGAACAGGCGCCCGAAGTCCGTCGCCGCAATCGTCTGGAGGTACTGCAGCGTGTTCGTACCCTCCGCGACGGTGTCCGCCTGCAACGGGTTGAACCCGGCGCTCAACGTCGTCGACCCGGTGTACGCGATCTCGGACCGCGCCAGCACAGCCGTGATACGAGTGCCGGGTTCGCTCTCGGTGTTCGTGTGCGCGCTCAGCACCGTCTGCGACAGCATCGCCAGACCGTCCACGCACGACACCGTCGCCTCGGCCCGCCCCTCCACGTCGAAGCTCAGGTTCCAGTCCTCGACCATGCCGTCGAAGATGCTGATCGAGTCGCTGGTCACATTGACCCGCACCCGCGGCACGAGCTGCCGGTAGTACGGGCTTGTCCGGTTCGTCGGGTCGAAGCGGCGGTCGTAGTTCTTGAACGTGATCGTGCAGCCGCCAGCCGTGAACGTGTCCAACTCCCTCGAGCGGCCACGTCGGATGGAGACGCTGCGCACGTAGGTGCTGACGTCGGTGGCCGTGCCGTTGAAGTAGATGGTGACGACCGGCGCGGTGATCGCCGTCATGCTGCCCGCCAGGTCGCCCCGTTGGTCTGCTCGAACTTCTTGATGTACTCAACGACCTGCTGTCCGATCTGACGGGGATCACCAACACCGGCGCTGACGTTGATGTTGTAGACCGGCGCCCCAGACGCTCCCTTGCCGCCGAAGCCCGAACCGCTCGGCAGGCCGCCATTCGGGATGATCGTCCCAGCGGTGTCCGGCATGAACAGCTCGGGGCCTTTCTCGCCAACGATGAAGGCGCCGTCCGGCCAGACTGGCCCACCCTTGGCACGGACGCCGGAGACGTTGACCTTGGCGCCGGCCACCTCATCCACGACAACGGTGATCTTGGCTGTGCGGTTCATGCTGGCTGCGAGCTTGTCCATGCGGTTCATGAGTCGCTCGTAGCCATCGCCGCCGGGGCGCATGTCCTCGTTGAATCCCTTGAGCAGGTTGCGAGCGGTCTCGAGGCCGGTGCCGTAGAAGGACTGGGCCGTCTGCACGCCGAGGCTTGTGGCTGCCGTCTGTGCGGCCAGGATCAGATCCTGCGCCTGGTTGATGCGGGTCGATCCCCCGTCGAGCAGCTCCTGTGCGATGGCGGTACCGGTGACGGCGTTCTCGGCTAGAAGGCCCTGCATGAGGGGGCCGTTGGGGTCCATGCCCTGTGAGATGAGTTCGCGGATCTTGGCCACGAACGTCGTCACCTGCGTGGCCTGAGCCTTGAGGCCGTCAATGAACGACATGGCGACGGTCTCGCCGGCATCGTTGACGGTCGTCATGTCCTGCGCGCTGCCCAGGTTGATGTTGCCCATCAGGCCGCTGGTGATGGAGTCGGCCAGCGAGGCCATGTCCTCCTTGATACCGGCCACGGCTTCCTTGAGCGTGGTGCGCGTATCAGCGATGGTGGCCTTGATCGACTCGGTCATTGACTTGCGGGCCTGCTCGCGGACCTCGGCGTCCTTGGACTTCATGCCCTCGATGTAGCCGGCGACAGTGTCCTTGCCGATCTCCATGAAGACCTTGGACGGCGAGTTGGAGTCGAGGGCGTCCTTGGCGGCGAGGATGGCCATCTTGGCCATTGCTCGAGCCTGCGCCTCGGCCTTCCATGTGGCGGCCGTGATGCCGTCAGCGAAGCCGCGGGCGACGTCGCCGCCGACGCCCTTGAAGCCCGAGTAACCAGCGGCAAGCGCAGCCTTCTGGGCGGCGATCAGCTTCTCCTTGGCGGGGCCGGTCCAGATGCCTTCGGCGCCGAGGAACTCGACGATGTCGCTGCGCTTGAAGCCGTCCTTGACGAACTGGTTGACGACCTTCTTGGCGAGGCCCTTGTATGCGGCGTTGTACTGGTCGGCACTGATCTTGCCGTCCTCGACCCACTGCTGGGCAATCTTGGACGCCTCGCCGAGGGCGCCGCGCAGGGTGTCGCGGTTCTCCTTGGCGGCATCGCCCATGCCCTTGAAGGTGCGGGGGTTCTTCTCGAGGGTGGTGTTGAGGTCGGCCAGCGACTTGCGGAAGTCGTCGATGGTCTGTGACGCGGAGATAACGCCGAGGTACTCCCGGGCTGCGTCAGCCACGTCCTGCAGGGCCTCAGCCTCGTCCTGCGCGGCAGCAGCCATGGCGACGGTCGCGGAGTGCGCTCGGTCGCTGTTGGCCTTGTAGCCAGCGTAGAGGGCAGCGGTGCCCGCCAGCTCGTCATTGACGCGCTGCTGCTCGTCGGCCATCCGCTCGCCGGCTTGGCTGAGTCCGATGTAGGAAGCCGCGAGGCCGCCGACGATGGGCAGCGCCGGAGCCCACGCAAGGAGGCCCGCGCCGATCTTGACGATGGTGCCGGAGTTCTCCTCGCCAGCCGCCTGGGCGATGGTGGTCTGCTGCGCGTACTCGACGATGGCGGCGGTCGCGCCACCGATGGCGGTGATGACGTTGGCGAGGGAGTCGGCGACGGAGTTCATCCCGCCGACCATGCCGTCGGTGCCGCCCATGGCCTTCGAGACGTTGTCAATGGCGCCAAGCAGGGCGTAGCCGATGGTCTCCTTGGCCTCGTCGGCGGCGACGCTCAGGCGCTCAAGCTGCCCGCCGTAGGTGGCAGCGGCTGCCTGCCACTGGCCGCCGAACTTCGCGGTGAGCTCGGACATGATCTTGTTCATGTCGCCGCCCTTGAGGGTGGCCTGATCGAGGCCGAGCCCGAGGCGGCCGAGGCTGGCGGCGTTGCCGTCGTATGCCTTGCCTAGCCCGTTGGCGACGGTGCCGACGTCCTTGCCCGTCGCCGCACTGATCGAGAGGGCCATCTCGAGGGCCTTCTGCGACTCGGCTACATCCCCGGTGCTACGCAGCAAGCGAGACATCGCCGGACGGAGAACGTCATCCGCGGTCCCAGAAGCCAGGCTGAGCTGCTTTGTGAACGCCTCGACGCCAGCGTTCTGGAAGCCCAGGCCGAGGTTGTCCATCGCGACCTTGAGCGCGACCATCGACTTCTCGTCCTCGATGGCCGTGGCGGCGGCATCCTTGAGGAAGTCGAGGGCGCTGCTGGCGATGTTGCCAATGGCGAAGGCTCCACCGAGCGCGGCGCCCGCTCCAAGGAATGACTTGGTGAACGAGCCCGCGAGGCCGGTGGCCTGCTTCTCGAAGGCACCGATGTCCTGCTGCGCCTTCTTGACGCCGGTGCCGTCCCAGTCACCGTAGATGTGTACGCGAGCGCCCTTGGAAGCCATCAGACCAAACCTGCCCTTCGCGCTTCGTCGAGAATCTGCTCGCTTATCTGCTCGGCCAGGTCGGCCGGAATTCCGGCGTAGTACGCCGGCAGCAGGGAGCGTGGCTTGCGCTCGCCGAAGCGGGCGTTGATGCTGTCGACGAGGTTCTGTCCGGATGCGGATGTCACCCGCGATCCGTCGCCTATGACCTCGTAGATGTTGCCGCCGGCGTTGGACTGAATGACGTCCCAGCCGGCACCGGCGCTGACACCGCGGCGGCGGAAGTTGTTACGGGTGACCTTGAAGCCTGCCGAGGCAGCCGCACCGGAGTAGCCCAGGTCGCGACCGCGAGCCGACCACTGACCCCAGTTGCTGACGGGGTTGTCGCCGGGGGTGATGTAGCTGGCCTCCATGGCCACGTTCTTGGCTGCCTTGGAGATGGCGTCGGTGATGCGCTTGGCCGCCTTCTTGTCGACCTCGGCGAGGGCGTCGAGGATCTGACGCAGTCCGCTGATCTCGACGGTCCAGCCGGCCATTGCTACCCGCCCTTTCGTGCCTTGTTGATCTGCACGCTGCGCCAGCGGAGGTAGCGCATCATCGTGGCCTGCATCCGAGGGGTCTCGGCCAGCACGGCACTGGGGGAAATGTGGAACTCGTAGGCCAGGTGGACTACTCCCCAGTGGGTGCTGTGCTCTCCAAAGGGGGCACGGGCTCGACCTTCTCCGGTGCCCCGAACTTCGGCGTCTCCGCGAGGAACTCGTCGAAGCTGAGCGTGGTGAGCTCCTGCCGGTGCATGGCGTGCCAGCACAGGTAGACCCACGTCTTGTAGCGACCTTCGGCGATGCCGGTGATGGCGGCCTTGTCGAAGGCGTCCTCGTAGGCGGCGTAGTCCAGCCCGTTGGCCGTGACGACCAACGGGCCGGACTCGCCCTCTACCTGAAACGTGATCGGGTTGAGCATCGCAGGTACTCCTTACGTCGCAGGGTGTGGAGCGGGTGTTACGCGGTGGCGCGAGTGACTGCGCCCGTGATCGGCCACGAGGTACTGACCGTGGCGAGATCGCCGACTGCCGAGTCGATGGGATTCCAGCCCGTGAGCACGACCGAGAAGGTGTACTTCGGGTTGGACGTGCCCGCGGCTGCGGTGGAGGCGGGACGGACCTCGACGGAGGCCGTGCCGGCCGCTGCCGTGGCGAGCGCCCAGACGATCGAGTCGATGGCGCCGTTGGCGTAGTCCTGGTTCCACTCGACGTCGAACGTGCCCGAGCCGAGGCCCTGGATGCGGGTCCTCCAGCCGGCGGTGGCCGAGTCGAAGGACGTGGTCTCCACGTCATCCCACTCGACGCTGATGCTGCACTGAGTGGCGGAGGACGAGACCGTTCCACCATTCAGGATGATCATTGGGTTCTTGATGATCTGGACTGCCATGATGGCTCCCTATTCCGCGATGACACTGACAACGAACTCCGCTGCCAGATAGGTGATTCCGTCGCTCAGTGCGAGCTGCCGGTAGTTCCGCATTTCTGTGACCTCTAGGTCGGCTGCCTTCCCATTGAGGGTCGGGTCCGACTCCAGCGCCGCCGGGACTGACGACGTGCCTGTGGGGGTGCAGTAGCCGTCGAGACGGTCCTGCGCCGTGCGCTCATCTGCCCTGCCAACGATGACGAGCACGATGAACTGGTAGCGGGTGAGCGTGGACTTGAACGCTGCCCGGTACTCCGCGCCGTCGGGGATGACCACGGCGATGGGCGGGTTCGGGTTGTCGGGCACGGTGTCCGCCGCGCGCAGGCCGGAGATCGTGGCCGCGTTGGCGGCAAGGCCGTCACGCAGCTCGGAGATCGTGCTCACGCCGTGCTGACCTTCGTGCGGATGTAGCGCGAGATGAGGTTGGAGTAGTCCGGGTCGTTGCGGGTGACCCGCATCGCGCCCATGTCGCCGAAGCCCGCGACGCCCAGGGGCGAGTCCGCGCGCTTGTAGATGCGAGAGGCGAGGATGAGCGTGGCCTGCGTGATGGCGATGGGAGTCGCGGTGCCGAAGCCCCACTGCCCGGTCACCTTGAGCGTGGCTTGCGCGTCGTCGTCGTCGAACCTCTTCGTGCCGATGGCGCGCAGCCGGGTGATCGGCCACGCCTGCCCGCCGACGACGCCGTTCAGTGGCTCCGTCTGGTAGTCGGTCGTGGCCCACGTCGTCTCGTAGACGCCGTCCTCATCCTCGTCTGTCTGGATGGAGGTGATGGCGATCGCGTCGTCGATGTGCGCGACGTAGTGGTCGGACGGGGCGAACACGCGGGCGACGGCGGTGCCGCTGGCGTAGAAGACGCGGTCGCAGTCATCGTCCACCATGCGGGAGGCTGACTCGATTGCCATCTCGAACATCGTGTCGTCGACCGCATCCGCGGTGCCGACGCCGACCCAGACCTTGAGCTGGTTGAGGGTGGCGTAGCCATTGGTGATGCTCAAAGTGGCACCCCTTCCTCGATGAGTCCGGCGAGCAGCCGGGCCTTGAAGTCGTCGATCTCGTGCTGGAAGTCCGGCCGGTTGACCAGGCTGATGGCCTGTGGGTGCCGGGTCTTGAGCGCCCGCGGCGGGCCGCCGGCGTCGAACTTGTAGCCGAAGTAGCGCATCTCGGAGAAGTGCGCCCAGTCCATGTAGCCCATGCGTCGCAGTGGCAGCCGCTCGAGCAGGTCGCGGCGGTAGAAGAAGTCCCCGAGCATCGGGTTGTGCCCGACATGCAGGATTGACTCGTACCCGCCGGAGTAGGCGAACATCCCTGACATGAGGCCGGTCATGATGACGGGGAAGCCGTAGACGTCGGCGTCGGTCTCGAACGGCGTCATGGCGTCGGGCAGCCACACGTCGTCGAAGCCCGAGAGGCTGACCCACGTCGTCGTCGCGGCGAGCGCCCCAACCATCCAGTAGTCGGTCATGTGCGCCGGGCCGATCACGATGTTGTCGACCCCTGCTGGGACGTCGCGGGGCACATCGGACACGAGGATGATGCGGGCGGGCTGCGGGTCGAGCGCCGCGATGGACGCCTCCCACTGCTCGTGGAACGTGTCCCAGTAGTCGCCGTAGCAGGTGGCGATGACCGTGATGTCGCTCATCGGTCCCACGCCTGCTCGCGCCGACGCTGCAAGGACCAGCCGCCCTCGGAGAAGTCGCCTCGCTCTACCTTGTGCTGGTAGTAGGCGTGGTTCGCGTGGAACGTCTCAGTGTTGCGGTTCGGGATCGACGCGATGGTCGAGGAGTTGTCGTGGTCCACGACGATGTTCGACTGCAGCACCGGGATGCCCGCCGAGCGGACCCGGCGCTCGTAGTCGATGTCCTCCCAGTAGGCCGGGTAGAACGACTCGTCGAACAGGCCGACGTGCTGGATCGTCTCGTCGTGGACCGCGAAGCACGCCCACGGCGGTGCAGCTGCGGACAGCACCAGTCCCCCGGTCTGGATCGCGGCGAACCGCTCGAGGGCGCCGGGCGGGAACGTGATGTCGAAGTTGCAGATCAGCCACCAGGGCGCGTGCGGGGTGAGCTTGATCCCGAGGTTCCAGGCGGCGGCCACACCCAGGTTCGACGGCAGCCGGACAACGGAGACCTTGTCGATGCCGGGCAGGGTCGCGGGCGGGATACCGACGACGTCGCCGTTGTCGATGATGACCAGGTGCCCGACGGGGTGGTCGATGGAGTTGACCATCCGGTACAGCAGCTCGGGCCGGGCGAGGACGGGGACGATGAGCACGGGGATCATGCGACCGCCCCCACGGTGCGCGCCAGGTGCGCGAGCACGTCGACCTTCGGGGTCCAGCCCGGCACCTGCGGGTACAGGTAGTGGGGCCGGCAGGACGGGACGTCGGGCCAGTTCGGCACCGTCTCCCCCGTCATCGAGCGGAGCAGTTCCGCGGCGCTGTACTGCAGTCCGGTGCGTGCCTCGTAGATGCCGTCAGGTGCCCGCAGCGCGGCGCGCAGCGCATCACAGAGGTCACGCACATGCAACCAGTCCCGGGGCTCCCGTGACGCCGCTGTGACCGTCCCAGAGCCTCGGACGTGGGCGAGCAGCTGCGGGATGAAGCCGCGGCCCTCTCGGGCGGTGGAGCCGTAGACGCTGAACGGGATCACCGTCGTGGGGAACATCTGCGACTGGTCGTCCTTGAGGTGGCTGTAGGCGAGCCTGGCGGCGTCTCCGTGGGCGTACTGCCACCAGGAGCCGACGTTGATGACGCGGCCGCCGGTGACCTCGGCCCAGCGGGCCACGGCCTCGTTGAAAGGGGCGAAGGCGCGCACCGCGTCGTCGTCCTTGTAGTCGGGCGCCGCGGCGTGGATGAGGACGTCGGCGTCGAGGTCCGGGCTGATGAACCGGCCGACCGGCTCGACGATGTGGCCGCGCTCCCACAGGTACGGGACCAGCACCCGACCGAGGTGGCCGGACGCGCCGGTCACCGCGATGGTGCCCACGGCTCCACCTCCGCAACCGGAGCGGCCTTCGCCGCGAGAACCTCGAGCGCGGGCTTCCAGTGCGTCTCGAACACGGTGTCGGCGTCGTAGTTCGCCACGACGTGCTCGCGCTGCTTGACGCTGCGGAACCGGCCGCGCTGGTACGCGGCCTCCATCGCCTCGACGATCTGCGCGACGTTCGGCGTCTGCCACCATGCCGCCTGGTAGGAGTCCCAGAACGGTTGGCCGCCGACGAGGTAGGAGTCCTCGCTGACGAGCTCGGGCTGGCAGGTGAAGTCCGACACGATGGCCGGCGTCTGGCAGGCGCCCGCCTCCGCGACGGTGAGGCCGAAGCCCTCACCCAGAGTAGGTGCCAAGAGGCAGTCGGTGGCCGTGAAGAGTGCGGCCATCGCGTCGTTCGGGATGCCGATGTGCTGCGCCCACTGGTTCACGAAGCGGTACTTGTGGTCCGGGATGTTGAGCGACTCCATCAGCGGGGCAAAGTTCACGCCGCCGTGGTGGCCGTTGCGCTCCGTGTGGATGTAGAGCCGCACGTCGTCGTGCATCTCCGCGAACACGGAGAACGCCAGCATGTTCTCGCCCCACGCCTTGCGATGCACCGCGGACGCCGACTTGTTCGCGTTGATGGCCGAGAAGATGAACACGTCCTCGGCCTCGTCGCCGAAGCCCATCAGCTCGCGGCCCGTGAGCACACGGTCACCGTTCGACCATGTCGCAGTCGGCTTGTAGAGGTTCGTGTCGATAGCCATCGGGACGTAGATCGACTCGATGCCCGCGGCGGTGATCTGCTCATGCGCGAACTTCGACGCCGCGAGCGGGGTCACGTTCGACTTCTTGAGGAACGACAGGACCGCGGGCGGCGCGGGCAGATGGTCGATCATCGTCCAGATGGCGACCGGCATCCGGTCCCATGCGGGAGCCTTGAGCGGCCAGGCGTCGTAGAGCACGATGACCAGCGGGGTCGCGTCCGGGTGCTGGTTGGACCAGTCGTGGAACGTCGGCTCGATCACGTCGTCGCTGTACGGCGTGACGCCCTGCGGGTAGTGGACGATGTCGTCGAACACCATCTGCGCCGACTGCAGGCCGTAGTTGTTGGCGATGGCGACGTGGTGCCCGGCGTCGGCAAGATGCCGAACCGCCTGCGCCGTCTGCGTGCCGTAGCCCGTCGGGGCGAAGATGGAGTTGCTGGCCCAGGTGATCGCCAGCGGGTTGTCGGTCTTTCCGTCGCGCAGGGCACGGCGGCGTTCGGCTCGATTCATCGCAGGATTCCGTTCGCAGGGTTGTGCGCAGGAGGATGCAGGGGTGAGTCGAGGGGGGCGGTCCTGCGCTCCGCCCCCCTCGACATCTACGACCTAGGCGGCTACTAGCTGGGGCCGCCGAGGTAGTACTTGATCGCCTCGGACTGGCCGATGAACGAGTCCACCCAGGTGCGGACCTTGAGGCCGACCTGGTCGCTGTCCCAGAAGCGCTCGTTGGAGCGGGACAGCTCGATGCCGCCGACCTGGCGAACCAGGAAGTACGAGAAGTCGCCGAACAGGATCGACTTCGTAGCCGTGCCGGTGGCAGCGACGTACGGGTTCTCGTAGATCGGGTAGCCGTACAGCGTGTTCGCCATGCCGACCGCGGGGGCCGGGACGAACACGTAGTTGCCGGCGGTGTCCTTGATCTTGCGGACAGAGCCGAGCGTGGCGCGGCGCATCATGAAGCCGGCAGCGGGGCTGGCGGCGTACAGCGAGTCGACCGAGTGGACGAGGTCCACGAGGTTCTCGAAGTTGGGCACGCCCGCGACTGCGGTCGAGCCCGTGACGCCGGAACCTGCCGAGGCAGCCAGGCCCTCGGGCTGGACGGTGCCGGTGCCGAGGGTGAGGATGCTGTTCACGGCGGTGCCGATGGCAACGCCGAGCTGGTTGGCGAGGTAGCCCTGCAGGCCAGCGTCCTCGCTCTGGAGCAGCTCGTCCGAGGCCAGCAGCAGAGTCCCGTACTTGTACGCACGGAGCGTCTTCTGCGTGAACGTGGACGTGCTGTCGGCGTAGGTCGCTGCCTCCGCGGTGGCCGTGCCGACGGGACGGGCGTTCTCAATCGGGAACGGGATGTCCTGGTTCGACGTGGTCTGGATGAGGTTGACGACGTTGCCGTCGAGCATCGGGCCGACCGTCAGCATCTTGGCGATGATGCGGCCGCCGAAGCCCTCGGGGATGGCGTAGCCGCCCGCGGTGCCGGTCGTGGAGACCGCACGGGTCTCAGCGCCGAACACGTAGGACGAGCGACGGCCCGTGGCGAGATCCTTGAGGATCGCCGCGACGTTCTCCGGCTCGGGTGCGTTGGGCGCGTCGGCCCGCAGCTCGGGGGCGCCGGCGAGGGAGTCGGCGACGCGCGCCGAGCGCACCTCGTCGGACTTGACCTCGTCGATGTGCGCGGCGCGCTGGTCCATCTGGGAGTTGAGGGCGTCCCAGGCGGTGCGCTCCTCGTGGCTGAGCTCGCGGTTCTCCTCGTCGGCACGGTCGATGTACGCCCGAGCCGCGTGGAGGTCCGCGTTCTGTGCGTCGATGAGACGCTGCAGATACGACATGTGTGCTCCTTGGTTATGGGATGGGTGCGCAGGGGTGATGTGGTGCGCGCCGCGGCTCCGCAGACGCAAGACCCGACGCGGCTCCGCAGTCGGGTGGAATGTGGGCTGATCGGCTAGGCGCCGAGCTGCAACTTGATGAGGTCGAGCTTCTTGGACAGCAGCGACAGCGGCGTTCCCGTCGGTGCCGGGGCCTCCTCGACCTCGGCCTTGGGGGTGGAGCGGTCGACGGCCTCCATGAGCACGGTGGCCTGGTCGGTTGTCAGCTCGTCGCCGCGCTCAAGCGCCTGCATGGCGTCGGCCAGCGTCTCGGCGTCCTGCTCGGTGCGCTTGGCGAGCCGGGCGATGGCGCGGACGTTGACGCTCGTGGCCTTGTACGCCGGGAACGCCACGATGCTGACCTCGTGCAGCCGGACCTCGAGGAGGCGGCGCTCGGAGTAGTCGCTGTTCCACTCGTCCTTGACGACGGAGAACCCGAAGGACTGTGCACTGATGTCGCCGCGCTTGACTGACACGGCCGTGTCGCGCCCGACGGACGTCTCCGGGAGGGAGATCGTGTCGGCCAGTCCCCGGTCGTCCTCGGTCAGGACCAGGGTGCCGGCGCGGGTGCTGCCCAGAACCATTGAGGAATCGTGGTTGAACAGCGCCTTCACGTCGTTCCTCGACTTGAGGGAGCGGGCGAACGCGCCAGGTTCGATGGTCTCCCGGAACCCCATGTCCTCGCTGCGGGAGTTGAACCGGGCGGCGTACCCCTTCAGGGTCATCCCCTCGGTCTCGCCGTCGGCGCGCAGTTCGGCCAGGTCGGCCGTCAGCTCGCGGATCTCCATCGACATGGCATCTCCCTACAGAGTGAGCAGAAGTTCGTTCTCGTGGCGCAGCCGCCGGACCTCGGCGTACAGGCGCAGGTACTCGGGGTCGCGTGGTGCGGTCGGACACCCGCGCACGTCCGCGAGCACGTCAGGGGTGAAGTCCCAGGCGCGGCCGCGGGTGCCCTTGCGGCCGCGTGTGCCCCCGGTGATGGTGCAGGCCCCTGTGACGGTGCCGCGGACGCCGTAGCGGCCGCGCACGGTGGCCCGCGCCACGACTGTGCCGCTGGCCTTGCCGGACCTGGTGATGGGCGCGGGGGCGTCCCACGACTGGAGGCGGTAGTAGTTGCGGCCACCGCCGGTGGGTTCCGGTACGTCGGGGGCGTCGGGGTCGTAGGCGGTGCCGATGACGGTGCCAGTGACGGTGGCGTCACCGGTGACGGTGCCGGTCCTGTTCGGCTCGTCGGCGGTGCCGGTGATGACTGCAGTGGGCTGTGGTGCGCTGCCGGTGACGGTGCCGCGGCGGGCAGCCCGGCCGGTGATTGTGCCCGAGACGGTGGCCGACCCGGTGACGGTGCCGGGTGAGCCCTCCGAGCCGGTGACGGTGCCGGCCGGGGCGGTGACCGACCCTGCGACCGTGCCTGCGGCGCCCTTGCGCCCGGCGACGGTGGCTGCGGGCTGCGGGGCGGTGGCGGTGACCGTGCCGGTGGTGGCCTTGCGGCCGGAGATCGCGCCGTCGGGGGCAGTGGCCGTGCCCGTGACTGAGCCGGTCTTGTCGTTGGATGCTTCCGCCGCGGTGCCGGTGATGGTTCCGGCCGGGCCGGTGGCCTCGCCCGTGACGGTGCCGCGGCCGCCCTTGCTGCCGGTGACGGTGCCGGGCGGCTGCGATGCGGCGCCGACCGCGGTGCCGGCCGCGGCCTTGCGCCCGGAGATGGTGCCGTTAGCGCCGGTCGCCGTGCCGGTGACCGTGCCGCGGCCGCCCTTGGCTCCCGCGGCGCTGCCCGTGGACGTGGCCGATCCGGTGACGGTGCCGGTCTTGTCGTTGCTCGCCGCCTGGACGAAGTACGGGTAGTAGTAGTGGGCGCGCGCCATGAGGGCTGCCCCCTACCTAGTCGATGGAGAACAGGGCGTACTCGATGGTGCGCGCTGATCCGGTCGGCTGCTTGGCCTTGAACTCCACGGAGTACGGCGCCGCGACGGGGACCGACTGCCACGCCGGGTCGCCCTGCGCGTCGGTGAAGTAGAGCTTGTCCAGCAGTCGCGCCGTGCCGCCGGACGTGTTCGTCTTGACGTAGACGTAGATCTCGACGACGTCGCCGGCGGCCATCGTGTTCAGGTCGAGCTGGAGGACGTAGGTCTTGCCGTCCGTCCGCGCCGACCCGATGGTCGCCTCGGAGCCGGTCAGCAGAAGGGTGCCGACGTTCGCGACGGAGATCGCCACCTACATCACCGCCCCTAGGATTCCCGCGGACACGGCGTTCGTGTCCGGTGCGCCCGAGCACATCGCCCGGCATGACACCGCGGAGGCGTCCGGCGCCTGCGCGTAGACGATGTCCTCGAGCCCGCGCTTCGTCGGGAACGTCGCCGTGTACCACTGGCCGAGGGACTCGGTCGTGTTGCCCGTCAGTGTCGGGCCGTCATGGACGCCCGTGCTGTTCGTCACCATCGTCGCCGCGTCCGTCGTGGACGCGATGGCGAACTGGCTGCGGTAGTTCAGCGCGGTGATCGTGGTGCCCGTGTAGATGCCAAACATCGGCATCCACAGCGAGTGGGCGTAGGTGGTGCTGGTCGTGATCGCCGTCCACGATCCCCAGGCGTTCGTGCTGCCGGGGGTGATCGGGGTGCCGTAGGCGCCGACGCCGGACGAGATCGTCATCCCGTAGGCGATCCACCTGCTGGGCAGGCCGGAGGTGTCGCGGTTCGGGGAGCCGAAGTACTCGAGCATGAACGTGCGCCCGGTGCGGGATGCGACCCCCGCGGCGGTGCGGCCCGACAGCCGGGTGCCGGCGGGGATGGAAATCGGCAGCGTGTAGGAGGAGTAGGCGCCGAGGCCGCCGAAGTACAGCGGCCCGATGATGCTGTACTCGCTGCCCGCGCCGCCAGCCATCACGTCGAGCACCAGATCGCCGCGGGCGCCGCTGTTCGCGGTCGCCGCGATGGCGGTGATCCGCACCATCGTGACGTCGAACGCGGTGGAGGCGACGAGCTGTACAGGGGTCGTGGTGTAGACCCCGACAGTGGCGTTCGGGTTGATCGTCGTCGCCGTTGCCGTCGTGTTCGTATACGGCTTCACTTCCCGCTGCTTGCCGAAGACGCCGGGGAACCCGTGCATGGGCTACGCCACCGTGAAGTCGACGTCGCCCGTGTTGATCGTGTAGGTGCCCTGACCGGCGAACGCCTCGTTGGTGATCGTGACGTGGCCGTAGAAGGTGCCCGTCGTGACCGCGGACCACAGTCCCACGTACTGAATCGTCGTGCCCGCCGGGACGTCGAACACCTGCGAGTTGGACGAGGTGAGCGCGCCCGCGGAGGCCGCGGACCACGTCACAGACTTGCGGGCGTAGGCGGGCGAGCCGCCTGCGACCTCGTTGGCGCCCGTCGTGGACGGGTTGCCGGTGTGCAGGCTCAGGTAGGCGACGTCAGCGGCGAGCCCGTCCAGCAGGCTGTTCTTGCCGTTGTCGGAGTAGACGGTTGCCATTACGGCTCCTCGGGGGTGTCGATGATCTGCGTGATGTTTCCGTCCGCGTCACGCACGACGGAGCGGATATGGCGGGATGGGGCGTCGTCCTGCGACGAGGACGACTGGTCGACCTGCTGCAACTGCACCGACGGGAGGCCGGTGTGGTCAATGCCGGGCAGGCCCACGGCCGCCAGCGCGGCCTCCGGGTCGAAGCCAGAGGTGATGAGCTGAACGGCCATCTCCACGCGCATCTGCGTCTCGGTGATGTTCGCCGCGCCCAGGTCGACGTTCGCCAGCGGCACCCGGTACGTGTCGCCGCCGTCCACGGGGCGCATGTCCTCGAGCCGGTGGATGTCGTTGATCGACAGGAAGCCCGCCTGGATGCCCTGGTTGTAGGCGGTGAACCGTGACGCCTGGTCGCCGCGGAGCAGAGCCTCCATGTTCATCTTGATGAACGCGGCCTTCGGCTGCAGGAGCCGGGAGTACGCCTCCTCGATCTTGAAGATGTAGTACCGAAGCGTGTTCGTGACGAAGTCGATGGCGTCCTGCTCGACCGACGAGTACGAGCGTGTGCCCTCCGCGATGACACCGAGCTTCGACGGCGGGATCTTGAATGCGCGTGCCACCTCGAGGGTGAAGAAGTCCCGTGCCTCGGTGAGCTGCGACTCGCTGGCGGTCGCACCGACGCGCTCGTACTTCGCGCCACCCGTCAGGATGTTCGGCCGGTGCGCGTTGCGCAGCCCCTTCGAGTTCTTCTCGAACTCGTCCTTGAGGCTCTTGGCCTGCTCGGGCGACATCTCGCCGGGGTAGGTGACGATGCCCGACGACAGGGTGCCGGTGAAGTATCGGGCCACGTACTCGTCGAGCGCCTTGCCGATGCCGAACACTTCCCGCATCCGCTCCACGCGGGACGTGCCCTTGATCGCGCCTGGCTCCCGCAGGTCCGTGATGTGGACGATGTCGGACGACTGCAGCGCCGCGCCACCGTCGATCACGAACTCGACGAAGCCGGCCTTCGTGCGCCGCGGCTCCACCCGTGTCGGGTCGATGGGCGCGATAGCCATGATCTCGCCGCCGTCACGCAGGATGCGGCCGTAGTAGTTGCCGTTCAGCAGCAGCGACACCATCAGCTGCTGGTAGTGATCCGAGCGATGCACCGACGGGTCCGGATCAGGCTGCTCGATCCACGCCGGTTGCGGGTAGAACGGCCGCCGCTCCCCGTTCTGCCGGATGAACGTCCCGATCGGCAGCGTGGACACCGGGTCCGCGATGAGGCGCACCGCGTCGAACACGGCCGCCAAAGCCATCACGTTCTTCTGCGTCACCGAGACACCCGACAGGGTGCGCTGAGGCGCCTCCTGGTCGCTCATCCACAGCGACTGCCAGGTGATCTCGCGGCGCTCGCCGCCGGGGAACAACCGTCCGAGACCCATCAGCCGCGCTCCCCTGCGATCCCGTACAGCAGGACGCCGGTGCCCGCGACGATCAGCGCCGCACCGAGTCCGAAGATGAGGCCGACGCCGACAGCGACCGTGAGGGCGCCGACAGCCTGGGCAAGGTCATGGCCTGCGGGGATCAGCCGGGCGAGACGTGCGCGCATGGGCTATCCCTTCTAGTAGAAGTTGACGGCGGGGGGTGGTGCTTCCCGCTGCGCTGTCGCGCGGTCGAACGCGAGGACGGCACAGACAGCCGCATCGATCTTGCGGGGCGAGCCGCGGTGCTCTTTCACGATGCGCGGCCCGAGCCGGTCAGTCTTGACTGCGCAGTTGTCGATGTGCCGCGCAAGCGTGGGGTTGTGGTCGTGAGCGATGCCGTCGGACGTGACGGCGTCGTAGAACTTGGCGGTCGCCGGCACCATGCGCGCAGGTGACGAGGAGTTGTACTCCACGACAGGCAGCCCTGCGGCGGCCCACGACTCCATCTCGCGCGCCCACCGGAATGGGTCGCAGCACAGCTCGATCATGTTGTACCGACTGGGCAGCGACATGACCTCGTGCTCGACCTCGCCGATCGGGACACGCCAGGTGTCGTCATCGGTCGGCTGCTTCTCCCATGCGCGGATAAGGAAGATGCGCGGCTTCGACTCGATGGTGCAGCCGACGAGGCAGGTGGAGTCGTTGGAGAACGATCCGTCGAAGCCGACCACGACGGGGACGTCGGGGTCGATCTGCTCGGCCTGGTCGAGCTTGCCCCACATGCCGGAGGGCAGCCACGCCTGCGCGGCGTTGACCCACATGTTCAGGCGCTTGATCTTGAACTCGGCCTCGGGGGTGCGCTTCACCGCGGACGTGAAGTCCTCGATGTCGACAAGGTCGCCGATGCCGGGATTTGCTGAGGGCCACGACCTCGGGTCACGGTGGTCCGCGTCCTCGCTGCCTTGCCACCACGCCATGAAGAACGATGGGTCGTCGATCTCGCCAGATGCGACCTTCATGCCGTGCTGGTAGAGGCGGTAGCAGACGGAGTCTTGCCCGGTGGAGTCCGAGCGGACCCCGGCAGTGGTGATGCCGAGCGTGAGCGGGGACTGGCGGGCGCCCTGCGCGAGGGTCATGACGTTGAACAGCTCGTCGGTCGGGGCCGCGTGCAGCTCGTCGTAGATGGTCAGGGTCGGGGACAGCCCCTCTTTCGTGAACGCCTCTGCGGACAGGACGCGGTAGACGCTGCCGGTCGAGGGGACCTCGATGGCGTCTCGGTAGAGCTTCACCTGGTCGGACAGCTCCGGGGACGCCTCGACCATCGCACGGGCCGAGCCGAACACGATGCGCGCCTGCTCCCGGTCGGCGGCGCAGGAGTAGACCTCGCCGCCCTTCGGGCCCATGAGCAGGCCATAAAGCGCGATGCCCGACCCAAGCGCCGACTTACCGTTCTTGCGGGCCAGCCCCACCAACGCGGTGCGGTGCCGGTATCGCTTGTCCGCTCGCTTGGCGAACAGGTGGATGAGCAGCTCGCGTTGCCAGGGGCGCAGGTGCAACGGCTCCCCTGCGTGGCCGCCGATGGAGTCCTTGACCTGCGGGCACATCGCCTCGATGAAGTCCGCAGCGACTCGGCCGTCACCGCGCTTGCGGTCAGCCAGCGGTACGGGCGTCAGGATCGCCGGAGGCCACGCCTTCGGCTTGCGGGGTGCCACCTCAGGCAGACATCAGCAGTTGGACGGGTCCACGGTTGCCACGGGACGTGTTGCAGTGGCGATGCGACAGCGCCAGGTTGTCAGGCTCATTCGTGCCGCCCTTACTGACGGGCGTCAGGTGCTCGATAGTTGGTCCCCACTTGGCTCTACCGGATAGAGACATGTCGACAAGGCGTCCACAGACAGAGCACTTGCGACCATCGCGCTCAGCGATCTGGAAGATGGTGAGCACCTTGGGGCCTGCGGCCCGGCGTGCGTGATTCTTGCGGGCGTTATGCGCCGCGTTTCGACGGCGAGCGCATGGGCGACAGCACGGCAGCCTGCCGGACGCCTTCCATCGCCGTACTGTGACGCAGCCGCAATCAACACAGTCCACGTAGAAGATGCGGCAAGCGTCCAGGAATCCCAATCGGATAGCGGCAGACTCCCCGGCCTCTTTGCCCCTGCCGCACTCTCGAGCGACGACGGCGCACTCTGCCGAGCAGTACGCCGTGCGCCACCGCTCTGAGAACAGGTGCCGGCAGTACGGATTCAGGCAGGACGACAGCGGCCGGCGAAGTTCGCGCAGCTCTCTTGAACGGGCAAGCCGCACTGCGTACCGGCAGCCACCTGAGCAGAACTTGGCGACAGGACCGGACGAGCTGGACTTGAACGTCGCACCGCACTCGACGCAGACCCCGAACCGTTCTTCCGATGCTGCTGGCATGGCTACTCCCCTAGGAATGCGGAACGCCCGCACCTAGGGATGCGGGCGTTCCTAGCCCCGAGGATCAGTCGGGGCTGTCTGTGACTACGAGTTGCGGGCCTGACGCTCGCGCAGCTCTTCCAACTTGGACTTCGCCTTCACCTCGGCCAAGCCCAGGCGAGACCTCGCGGCGGGATTGAAGCCGAGATCGGCAAGCAGCGACATGATCTGCTTGTCCAAGTCGCGCAACGCCTTGCGATCCTCAGTGCTGCCAGCCATCGCACCAACACGCAGAGGGCCACGCTCCTCGAGCATGTCGCGCAGCATCACCAGGCTTGGCGCATCCGTACGGGCAAGCCAGTGGACGCCCAGCTCAAGCACCTCATCGAGAACGGCCAGCGCGTCACGCTCAAATGGGGAGACGGCGGCCGGCTCGATGGGAGCCACAGCGGCAAGCCCGTTTCGCGGCCCGTGCTTCGTCGCGTTGTACGTGCCGGTGCGCTTGTGCTCTTCGATGGGCTTCGGAGGGCGGCCGGTGCGGGCCATACAAACCTCCGGGTTGGCTGTGACTTACGGAACGGTGTGCGCGTGAGTAACAAGCGGGTAGTTGTCCACAGGGAGTCGCCAGTTTCGACCCCACCCCGGGATCGTGCCCCGGTCTTGATCACTGGATCATCGAGGGTCGATTGCCTCGACGCGAGTTGCATGATCGATGGGCGGGCGCGAGTGGGGAGGTGGGGTCGCCTGGTACTACGTGGTCGGCGGTCCATGGGTCGTCTGCCTTCGCGCCTTCGTGGCAGAGCCAGCATTCGGTGGCGTTGGCTCTGACTTGGGCGGCTCGTCTGCGGTAGTCGCCGGTGTAGTGGCGTGTGCCGCGCTGCCTGCTGCGGGTGCGTTCCTTCTGCTGTGCGCAGTTCTCGCAGTGGCTGCCGTTGCTGGTGAGGGTGCCGCATGTGAGGCAGACGCGCCGCACGCCGGGGATCATGGGGCGGGGATGCGTACCGTGAGGAGGATCTCGTCGGACTGGCGGCCGGGGCCGCGGCCGTCGTAGATGTCGATGTCGTCGTAGCCGTGGTCGCCGAGGTACTGGCAGATGGCGCTGAGTGCGGCGTCCCCGGTGATGTCCTCGATGAAGTAGCGGCCATCGGGATTCATGAGCGGGAGGAACACGGCGAGGCTGGCGAGCTGGTCGGCGATGGTGTGTGATCCGTCGTCGATGACGTAGTCGTAGGTGAGGCCGGGGAGGGTGGCTTCGACGTCGGCGCCGTTGGTGCCGTCGCATTGGTGGATGTCGAGGCCGCCGTACTCGAGGTGGCTGAGGTCGATGTCGAGGCCGATGACAGTGGAGTCGGTCAGGTACTCCCGCCACATGGCGATGGAGTGCCCGGCGTAGACGCCGATCTCCAGCAGCGTCACGCCCGTAGTGCGGGTGATCTCGCGCTGGTAGATGGGCAGGTAGTCGTGAGCCGTGCCCTTGTCGCCCCAGCCTGCGGGAGCGGAGTGGGCCGGGTAGATGTCGGCGAGGGTGAGGGCCATACCTGCCCCCCCTGTTTTCGTGGCGGTCATCGGGTCTCGCTGAACGTGACGATGCGGGTCTCGCGCAGCTGCGCGTCGGTGCCGGCGAGGAGGACGCGCTGCTCGAGGAGGGAGTCGAGGTACGCGGACCAGGGGGCGCCGCGCTCGGCTTCGGGGACTGAGCGCAGGTGCTCGAGTGCCTCGTCTATGTCGGCGAGCGACAGCGCCATTGGTCTCCTATGCGAGGAAACCCCGAGCGGGTGGGCTCGGGGTTCAAGGTTCTGGTCACACGAGTACCAGACAATCACACTGTAGCGTGCATCGTGCGCCCTGTGGTTTTCCTTGCGTAGTGCCTTCGCAACGTTGTTCATGCGGTGTGCTCGGCGATGGCGGTGTGGATGGAGTGGAGCTCGTAGCGGCCGTGGTCGCGGGTGATGCGCCCGGCGATGGCCCAGCGTCGGAGGGTGCTGGTGTTGACGTTGAACCAGCCGGCAGCAGCTTCGGGGTCGGCCCAGAGCTCGGCGCCTGGTGTGGCGATGGCGACGTGCATGAGGTGGGGGACGTCCCAGTCGGTGCGGCATCGCTTGCAGGTGACGCGCCCGCGGATCTCGTCGATGCCGACGGGGATGCGTTTGCCGCAGATGCCGTCTTGGTGGCGTTCGTCGTCGGCGACGCAGGTGATGGACAGGGATCGGGCGGGTGAGACGCGGGCTGCGGATTGGGCGAGGGACCAGCATTCGCGGAGTTCGGTGGCGAGGTCGTCGATCTGGGGGAAGTCGGTGCAGGCGCGGGGTAGCCAGGTGGTGATGAAGGTGACGGAACGACTGAGCAGCGGTGAGGGCCTGGTGAGGGTGGTGGGGGTGTCGGTGAGTTCGTAGTGGTCGCGGAGGTTGTCTTCCCAAGAGGCGAGGATGGCGACGGCGTCGTGGCCGGCAAGGAAGTCCAGGGCGGCGATGCGGACGCCGATGGAGCGTTCGGTGCCGCGGCCTCCTCCGCCTGAGCCGGGGATGAGTTCGCCTTCGGCAAGGGCGTAGAACTCGAGGACGTCGTGGAGCTGGTCGCGCATGCGGGTCTCGCAGCTGGGGCAGGCGATGCGTTCGCCGGCCTGGGCGTTGGCGGGATGGTTGCAGATCACACACCGCGACGAATGACTCATGCTTGCACCTCGCGCACGTTACGAAGAGTCATGTCATCTGCTGGGGTAACCACCACGTGCGTCAGTCCGTCTCGTCCGTTACGTCCGTGCATGTGCTGACCGCAGATGCCGGGCGCACATGCCACTGGCATATGCCACTTGCACGGGTCTGTGGCATCCCGTTGCTCGAGGTAGTCAATGGCGGCCCGCAGGGTGGCGGCGCGGTCGAAGGCGTAGCCGAGCATGGAGTTGCACCAGTGGCACAGGACGCCGCGTCGGCACTTGGGGCAGCTGGCGTCACCGTTGCAGCAGGAGCGGTCGTGGTCAATGACCCAGCCGTGTGTGCCTGGCTCTGTGTGCCCGCAGATGGCGCAGCCGCCTTGGTGATCGGCGATCTGCTGCCGCTCGGCCGCGATGAGCCCATGGCGTCGTCGCTGCTGGCGGCCACGCGCGCAGGCATGGCATTCCCGCTGGGACGGCCACCGCTCCGCGCTCGGTCCGAACTCGGAGCGTGGCCTCTCGGACCCGCATCGGCTGCACTGCATCACGCCTCATTCCCCCATCGCTTGTTGGCCGCTTCCTGCGCCCGCTGGCGCCGTTTCCGCGAGTCCTCGCTGCTGACCTGGTACTCGTCCCAGCCGTTGATGCGCCAGCCTCCGGGGCAGGTGAACCACATGTCGACCTCGCACAGTGCCGCGGCGTCGCTCTTGGTGGCGTGGATGAAGGGAAGGGCGGCCACGGGTATGAAGCCGTCGAGCTCGTGCCGGCCGCTGTAGGTGATGCCAAGGATGTACGCCAAGGCGGCGCGGTGCTTCTTCGCGTCCATGAGGGCGAGCATCTTGGGGTGGTCGGCGATGGCGGTGTCCAGTCGGACCCACGGCAGGCTCACGGGGTGATCTCCTCGATCAGTAGGTAGAGGTGGGGCTCGTTGGAGTTGGCGGGGTCGATGACGGGGGGGCTCCAGGTGAGGTACTCGGGGCTGTCATCCGCGACGATTCCGGCGTCGACGAGGCCGTCGATGCACGGCTTCTGGGTGGCGACGAGGCCCTCCGGGTCACGCCTGCGGCTGTCCCGTGGGACGTAGTGGAGGGTGACGTGGATGCGCTGACAGGCGGGGATGTGGAGCACGCGGGTGAGTGTGGCCGTGGTGGAGCGGACTTCCTTGGTGATGGCGGCCTTCTTCGCCCAGTGCATCCGGTCGTTCATGGCGAGGGGAGGTGTCGTGTAGGGCAACCGGATCGTCCACGAGTTGGTCACTCGTCCTCCTCGTGCAGGCTGGCGAGTTCTGCGTCGATGGCGGTGACGAGGCCGTTAGCCAGGGCAGTGGACGCGGCGACCAACTGGGCCAGCACGTCGTCGCGGCCCTTGCGGTACGCGCTGCACCAGTCGCACTTGTCGCCAGTCCAGACGCACCAGGTCTCGCGGGCGATGGGGCAGGTCGGCTCGTGGCCGCGGACGCCGCTCATGCGGTGGACCTGCCCAGCCGGGCGAGCAGCCGCCAAGCGGCCTGCGCGGTGACGGTCCTGGCGGTGCTGACGCCGTCGGTGATCTCCCAGCAGCCGCGGTCGACCCGGTAGACGCGGATGCGGCGCTTGATGGGCGGCTCGGGTGCTGGCGCAGGCTTGAGGGTGCGGCGTGCCTCGACGACGAGGGTGCGAACAGCACGCTGGCGGGCGTGCCAGGGCATTCGTTCCCAGTCGACGGGGTTGATGTGCGAGGGGCGGTCGAGGTCCATCACCACTCCGTCTCGTTGTGGTTCTTGAGGTAGTGGTGGGCGAGTTCGGCGCGTGCTGCCTTGACAGTGGGTTGCTGGCCGGTGGCCTTGCAGACGTCGCATGTCCAGCGGCTCATGGCTTGACCGCCCTGAGTGCCTTGTCGATGGGCTCGAGCAGCTCTTCGACGGTGGGGATGCCGTCGAGGAGGCCGCGGACCTCTTGGAGCACCGCGAGGAGGAAGGCGTTCTCCTCTTCGATGCGCTGCGCGTAGGTGCGGGCGTTGTCGCGCTCGTCGAGCAGGGTGGCGTAGGCCAGCAGGTCGGGTGTCGGCTGCGGGAGGACGGGCTCGGGGGTGCGCTTACGCCACCTCATCGTCGTCTCCCTTGAGCAGGGCGGCCTCGGCCTTGCTGGGTTCGTAGTCGAGGTGCTCGACGAAGTGCTCGATCTGGCGCTGCCACGACCAGGCGGCGACGGTCTGAGCGGCGCCAGTGATGGCGAGCGCCAGGAGCGCGACCTGGTCGGCGTAGGTCAGTTCCATGGCCTCGTTGGCGATGCGGAGGTTGGCGTCATCGACGTCCTCGTCGTCGCCGGGCGGGTCGATGCCGAACCACGGCAGGAACGTGTCGACGTCGTACTCGTCAAGGACGTCGTGGAGCGCCCAGGCGATGAGGCCGGAGCGGACCTCTACGTCGTCGTCGCCCTTGAGCCGCTTCCGCAGCCACTCCTGCGGCTTGCCTGCGACGGTGAGGATGGACTTGTTGCGCTCCTCGGCTAGGCGGTTGCGCTCCTCCCATGACGCCCGGCGGCCGTCGAGGTCGAGTGAGTCGCCGTCAGGCTCGTCGTCCTCTTCGGGCTCGGGTTCGGCGGCCCGTTTGCGGTCCTCGAGGAGTCGCTGGATCTGCGACTCGACGCCGTAGTTGGCGCCGAAGGAGTAGGTGCCGGCCTTGTCGATCATGGCGAGGATCTCGTCGTCGTCGGCCCACCGCTCGCGCAGCTTCGCGCACCGGACGGCGGCGTCGAGACTCAGGCGGCCGCCCTCGAACTCCTCGCGGCGCTGCGTCGGCAGGGACGCCAGGAGGAGGCGCTGCCGGACGGTGCCGCGGGCGCGGCCGGTGGCCTTGGCGATGGACACCTCGGTGGCGCCGAGCAGCTCGAGCTGCGCGTAGGCGTCGGCCTCCTCCATGACGGTGAGGTCGCTACGCTGCAGGTTCTCCACGAGCATGGCTTCGATCTGGCTGGCCTGCGTGTTGAGGTCTGGGCGCATGATGCACGGCACTGCGTCGAGGCCGGCCAGTGCTGCGGCAGCGAGGCGGCGGTGCCCGCCGATGACGACGAACCCCTCCCCCGGCTTGCCCTTGGGGGCGATGACGAGCGGCTCGAGCAGGCCCATGCCCTTGATGGACTCGGCCAGTTCGGTGAGGTCGCCCAGGTCGCGCCGCACGTTGTGCGGGTGCGGCTCGAGCTGGTCGAGTGGGACCTTCTCCATGTAGCTCATGCGGCACCGTCCTCGAACGGGGGCTCCTCGACGGGGGCGGCCATGGCATCGAGGGCGTCGATGACGGCGGATGCCTCGGGCTTGGTCAGTTCCTTGGATGAGGCGACCTCGCGGCCGACGATCCCGGCGACGATGTTGAGGCGCTCGTCGCGGTCCTTGATGCCGCAGGCGTTGAACAGCACCGACATCTTCGTCAGCTGCGCGCCGGACACCAGCGGAAACTCCGGCGCCTTGTCCTCAACGATCTCGGCGTCCACGATCTCGCCCGTCTCGGTGTCGACGTCCTCGTCGAACGAGGGTTCGACGGGCTCAGGCGGGGCGACCTTGGGGGTACGGGAGACCTTGGCCGGGCCGGACGCCGCCGGCTCGCGCACCACCTTGACCGTCGTCGCCTTCTCGTCCTCGATCTCCTCCGGCGTGTAGGAGATGCCGCCGAGCGCGTCGGGGAACATCAGCCGGCACAGTTCAGACGTAGCGCGGGCGCTGAGCATCTGGCGGGGGTACTTCTTCCAGGTGTCCTTGTTCGCCACCCCGATGCGCTGGGCGTCCTTAAGCGTCCACGACAGTTCGGTCCACTCGCTCGACCCGTTGCGGCGGCCGCGGATGGTGCAGACCTGATCGGTGAGGTGGGTGAACTCGATCATGTGGCCGGCGCGCAGCACGAGGGAGCGCATCAGCTCGGACGACAGGCTGGGGCGGCCGTCGACCATGTGGATCTTCTGCAGGGCCTCCATCGGGCCGATGCCGATCTCCCGGCCGGCGAGGACGCAGGCGGCGACGGCGTACTGCTTGCCCCGGAGGGCCTTGGGGACGAACTCGGTGTCGGCGATGCCGGCCGCGAGCTGGTTGACCGCTGGGAGCATCGGCGCCCAGGAGTCGGTGTCGCGCAGGGCTAGTTCGGTCATGCTGTCTTTCCAATCTCTGTGATGTCGTTGATGGGGTCGTGGAGGTAGCCGTCGATGCGCTTGCGGGCCTTCGCGGTCCACGCGATGTGCGTGAAGTCCTTGAACGCGGCTCCGCTGGAGTCGAGCGGGTACAGGGTGGTGCCGTAGTCGGTGACGTGGATGACGCCGAGGCGTTCGATGCCTTCGGGCATGGGGTGTTCGGTGTCGGGGTCGTCGTCCTCGACGTAGAACTCGGCGTGCCGGTAGGCGTCGGTCTGCAGGGCGGTGTCGCCGTAGGGTCGCTTGGACGTCTTGACGTCGAGGAGCCAGCGGGTGCGGGTGATGTCGGCGACTAGGTCGAAGCGGCCGGCGTACCAGTGCTTCCGGTTCGCGCAGGACCGCTCGGTCAGGATGGGCTCGACCTCGAAGTCGTCGAGCCAGCGGGCGTAGCCGCTGACGTGCTCGACTAGGTGCTCGGGCACTTCGACCTCGTTGCCGTGGACGATCTGCTCGGCGAGGGCGTGGACGTCGGTGCCGCGGATGGATGCCTGGTCGCGGGACTCCCATGGCACGCCCTTGAGCGCGCCGATCATGGACTCGCGGCCCATGCCGCGCAGCTGCTCGACGGCGGCCTCGTTGTCGGTGACGTACTCGGCGACCATCTTGGCGCTCCAGTACATGAGCGCGTCCTTGGGCAGGCCCTTTCCGATGAGGGTGGTGACACCGGGGATGGGCTTGCCGTCCAGCCAGTAGCGGTGGGCCTTCTCGGAGAACTTGAGCGTCACGCGGCTGTCCAATCGGATCGCAGGGTTCGGGTGGCGAACAGGCCAGCCAGGTCGGGCTCGTTGGCGGCGATGAGGCGGGCGTAGCGGCTCGTGTAGTGGTCGTTGAGCCGGAACCCGTCGGTGGCGTGGGTCTGGACGCCGTACTCCCAGCGCAGGAGGTGGAACAGCATGTCCATGGAGCACTTCTCGTGGCCGGCGTCTCGCCACTGGCGGGACAGGTCGACGAGCTGCCGGTAGATGTGGGGGTTGGCGTGGTGGAACTCGAGGAAGCGGGCGTCGATGGGGTCGGGGAGCAGGGAGAGCTGCTGCTCGGCCCACGTCACGCGGACCACTCCTTGGCACGGTCGCGGCTCTCGGCCTTCTCGATGGCGGCGACGGTGGTGCCGAGTCGCTGGGCGATGGCTTCGAGGTGGAGGCCCTGGTCACGAAGTTCGCGGAGGTCGTCGCGGTTGATGCCGCGAGGCTTGGCCTGCTGGGCAGCGACGTACTGGTCGATGAGGGCTTGCGGGAGCCGGCCGCGGTTGCCGAGCTGCCAGCCGTTCTCGAGTCCGTAGGCGCGAACGTCGCAGGAGTTCACGCCTTCGGGGACGACGGAGCCGACGGGCTTGGGGTTCTTCGGCTTGGGTGCGTGGGCGGTGCGGTCGTGGTGGTCGCCTGCTTCGCGGCCGCCGAGGCCTTCCGCGCCGCACTGGTAGCAGTGCCACGGGTCGGGGTTGGTCCAGGTCATGACGCCTCCTGGGGGACGCAGCGGGGGTGGTAGTAGCCCCACTCGCCGAGCACGTAGGGCTCTTCGGCGAACATGACGAAGGAGCATTCGACGCAGCGGCGGATCGTGCCGTCGCCGCTCATCGGGTCGCCCGGTGCTTGCCGTGACGACGGCCTGCGACGGCTTCGTATGCCTTGCCGCCGATCCACCAGCCGATGCCGTAGGCGATGAGGTCCACGGTCGTCAGCGGTCGGTTCAGCCACTCCCACACGGCGCTCATCGGAGCCCCTCGCAACTGCTGCCAGCGAGGCGCCAGTGGTAGGAGCCGCCTCGGGCGTTGACCTCGAGGAAGCCGATGGTCTGGTAGACGGCGGGCCAGGTGGCGATCTCGTGGCCGGTCAGGTAGTCGCGGACGAGCCGGGACTGGTGGCGGGGCAGTCCGTGGTCGCGGAGTCGTGCCGCGACCTGCGCGGCCAGCGACGTGCGCCAGAGGCGGTCGAGGAACTGGTAGGTGCCTTGGGCCGAGGAGCGCGGGTTGCGGGCCTTGGGGTTGCGGTGGCTCTCACGGTTGGCAACGCACGCCTCCCATCGGGCGAGTCGGCTGGGCACTGTGGCGGCCTGCCGGACTGCGGACACGGAGCGGGACGGGCGGGCAACGTGCAGCTCGCGGTCGGTGACAGCAGTGGCGGCCTCGAGGGCAGCGCCGATGAGGTGATCGATCATCGTTACTCCGGTCGTTGGGGGTCGTCGGCGAGGTAGCGGCCGCGGTCCTGGTTCTCGCGGTGGATGCGGGCGCCGAGCGCGGCCATGGCTGCCTGGTGGCGCTTCATCTCGGCGCGGTCCCGCGCATCGACGATGAGCCAGTAGGCGAGGGCGATGAACGGGGCGCAGAGGGCGAGTGCCGCCAGGACGAGCAGCACCTCCGGGTCGCTCACTGGACGACCCGCAGCGACGGGTGGACCACGCGCTCAGCCTCGGGGTCGCCGAGGATGGCGTTGAGCATGAGCTGGGCGTCGTCGGCGTGGGTGCGGGCGGCGTCCCGTTCGTCGAGGGCCACCATGAGGCGGCGGCCCTTCTCGTGTGCGATGCGGTGGGCGATGTCGCGCTGACGTTCGGCGGTGATGCGACGGCGGTAGTCGACGGTCCAGCCGACGGCGGCAAGGCCGGCGATGAACGCGAGCATGAGGTGAAGGCCGTTGATGGTCATGGGGTCTCCTTCGCAGGGTGAGAGGTGGGGTGGCGGGGCGAGGGACACGGGGGCGGTCAACCTCGCCCCGCCTATGTGGGCACCAGAGGTGCCGTTGTGCCGCTGCGCCCTTGCTTCCCCACTCGGGCGCGGCGGGTCTAGGGGGTGCTGGTCGGTGCGGCCTTGATCCACTCGCGCAGGTCGTCGATGAGGATCACGGGCTTGGCGCTGACGTAGTGCTCGATGAGCTCGCCGGCGCGGATGGCGCGGACGATGGTCCGGTTGGACAGGCCGACGAGGTCGGCTGCCTGGTCGCGGGTCACAGCGATGCGCTGAGACAGGTCGGTGGTCACGCGGCTTCCTTGGCCTCGATCAGTTCATCGAGGGGGATGCCCAGCACGCTGGACAGGCCAAGCACGGTGCGCAGGGTCGGCTCGGACGGGCGCTCGCGGTGCAGCGCCTTGCTGAGGGTGATGCGGTGGACGCCGGCCTTCTCGGCCAGTTGGGTGATCGTGAGATCGTTGAGGGCGGCTGACGAGAGGACCGCTCTGCGGTTCAAGGTGTAGTGCATGCGGTACACACTACATAACAGAACGTCTATTGCACGCCATTCTGGGAATCTTGTGCGCTTCGGCGTGTTGCATGTAGCGTAGGCACTACGGGGTTCAGGCTAGGAGTGTCATGGACAGCATCGAGCTCGCCCAGTACATCGACGACTGGCGGAAGGACAACGACCTGAGCCAGAACGAACTCATGCACCGGGCCGGGCTCGCAGGCACGTTCATGACCAACCTTCGCCGGGGCGCCGACGTCCAGATCGGCTCCCTCGCCAAGCTGGCGACCGCGATGGGTATGTCCCTGACAGAGCTGCTCAACAATGCCGGACTAGGCGGCGAGCAGTCGGCACGGCCGGATATCGTCGAACTGATCCGCACAGACCCGAACCTGCTGCCAGAAGCCAAGCGTCACCTGGTGAATCAGTACGGGCTCCTGCTGCGTGTCAGTGCTCTAGATGAGGATGAGGCGAAGCCAACAGGGCCGGGCCTCAAGTCAGTCGCACGCAAACGGGGGACCAAAGGAAGTGCAGCCACTTGACCGGATCGAGATCCGACTCCATGACCTCGGCGACCTCGCCGGCGCATGGGACCCAGAGACCCGCATCATCTGGCTCCACCACGACCTGACACACCCCGAGCGCCGCAGCACCATCGCGCACGAGCTCGTCCACGCCCTGCGCGGCGACGAAGCCTGCATCGATCCCGTCCTCGGAGCGCGCCAGGAGAACTCAGTCGACCGGGTCGCCGTCCGCCTGCTCATCACCCTCGACCAGTTCGCCGAGGCGCTCGCCTGGTGCGCGGACGACGTCGCAGTGGCCCACGAGCTGTGCATCGACATCCGCATGGTGCAGGCCATGCGCGAATCGCTGACAGCAGACGAGATCGCCTACGTCGAGGACCGGCTGGCGCTGGTGGAGAAGAGCGCCTAGCTCAGGGAGTCGCCAAGCGCGGTCAGCGCCTGCCGGGCCAGCGCGTCGTCCGTGTGCTGGTATCCGCGGGTCGTCGTGACCGACGTGTGGCCGAGGATGTCCTTGATGACCTTGGCATCGACGCCCATCTCCATGAGGAGCGTGGCCGTCGTGTGCCGCATCGAGTGAAGCGGCACGTCGGGCAGCTCGAGCGTCTTGAGCAGCTGGTCCCAGTCGGCGGCGTCGTCCTTCGGGTCGATGGGCCGGCCATCCGGGCGTGACCAGACCAGGCCTCCTCCGATCCGAGTCCGGCGGTGCTTCCTGAGCATCGCCACGAGCGTCGGGGCGAGCGGGACCATGCGGGTGGAGCGGGCCGTCTTGGGGCGGGTGAGGACAAGGCCGGTGTCGTCGAGCGCCCGGACCTCGAAGTCGGCCGGCGCCTCGAGGACGCGCTGGGGGCAGTTGCCGCCACGCTTGCGGCCGCAGGTGCCGTCGCAGCCGTGGTCGTATGTGAGTCGCTGCAGCTGCCAGGAGATGTCGGCGGTGCCGGTGTCGAGGTCGACGCGGTCCCACTCGAGGCCGAGGGTCTCCCCGGCGCGCACGCCGGTCATTAGTCCGAACGCCCAGCGGGAGCCGAGCGGGTCGTTGGCGGTCTTGGCGATGACGGTGGTGGCCTGGGCGGCGGTCAGGGGGGCGCGCTCGACCTTGGCGGCGCGGGGCGGCGTGACGTGCTCGGCGGGGTTGCGGGGGATGAGGCCATCGGCGACCGCGTCGTTGAGGGCGGTGCGCAGGCAGCGGTGGACGTTGTTGGCCGTGGCCGGTGTCAGTTCGCTGGCAAGCGCCTGCTCCATGGCGCGGACCTTCTGAGGCGACAGGCGCACCAGGCGCTCGCGCCCGAGGCGCGGCTTGAGGTGGAGCCGGACGCATCGCTCGTACTCGTTGTAGGTCTTCGGGCGGATGCGCGGCCGGGCTACTGTCTCCAGCCAGTCGTCGAGGTACTCGCCGAGTGTCGACCCTTGGGACAGAGGGTTGCCGATGGTCTCGACCTCACCGCGGGCCTTGCGCAGCTTCGCCAGAGCGCCGTCCTTGGTGCGGCTTGACCCGGTCCATCGCTTGCGCTTGCCGTCCGGGCCGTAGCCGAGATCGAGCGCGGCGACCCACAGGCCGTCCTTGCGCTGGTACAGGCTGCCGTCCCCGGAGAGCCTTCGGCCACTGCTCTTGATCGCCATGACGACCCCTATCTGCCGCTTCTCTAGGTCCAGTGTAGCCAAGGTGTAGCCACGCCTAGTCCCGCCCTGTCCTGCCAAGACCCTCATTCTATGAGGGATTTTGGCTGCAGGGGCCTGCCCATAGGGTACTACCTGCCGCCTTGTAAGCGGTAGGTCGTCAGTTCAAACCTGACCGGGGGCTCTCATTTTGCCCCGAATACCAAGGGGTTTCGCCTAGCGGCCCTCAGACCAGATCAGCAGGTGTAGCCGTGACTGTAGCCAAGCCCTACCCGAGCAGCCCCTGAGGAGACCGGGCTGCCAGCCGGGTGTCCCTCGTCCGGCGTAGGCGCCCCACGGTCGTCGGCGCGTAGGCAAGCGCCTCGGGGCGCTCGAGCAGGTCGTTCACCCGGCGCCAGTAGGTCGTTGCCGAGAGGTCGAGCTCGTCGCGCATGGCCTGCTCCTGGGCACCGGGGTAGCGGTACCAGCGGGCGGCGAAGTCGAGGAGGGCCTTGTCTGAGGAGGTGAGCGGTGCCATGGCGAGAAGGATGCCATGAGGGGGTGACAACCACGCGGTACAGGGCGTAGCGTCTAGGTGACGGGGAGGCAGACATGAAGTCAATGCGACACGTGTGGATCGTCACCATCGCCGGTGCAGTCATCGGCATCGCGCTCTGGTGGCTGCTGTGGACGCAGTATGGCGCGGACGCGAAGGCCGGGCGCCTCGGCGACACGGCCTTGGGGTTCTGGGTCATCTTCACGCAGAAGGGCAAGGCCATGTGGCTGCCCTATCTGCTGGCCGGCGGGACGGGCGCCCTGGTCGCGTTCCTGTTCGGCCGGAACAGCCTCAAGAGTCGCCAGTGGCGCGAGGTCGAGGCGTCCAAGGCGGCCGCGGTGCCGCACCCGATGGACTGAGACGCGGAAGCACCCCCCACCAGCCGGGTCTCGGCGGTGGGGGGTGCTGGTCTGTGGTGGGTCGTGCTACTCGAGCTCGTCGTCGGTGAAGATCGATTCCTCGGGCGGGTCGCTGGCCCGCTCGACGTGGGCGTTGAATCCGAACGGCTGTCGCTCCGGCTCGCCCTGCGCCTCCGCGAGGCCGAGGGCGATGCCGGCGGCCATCCGCAAGAGCGCCTTGATCTCCTTGTGCGACAGGTCGGCCTCGACGCGGACCTCGACGTCGCCGACGCGGACGCGGGTACTCACCCGCGCCTCAAGGGCGCGCTGTTCCGCACGGCCCAGTCCGGCATCCGGCGCCCATTGACGGCGTCTCGGAAGCCGTCGCAGTAGTTGCGGGCCTCGATCCGAGGCAGGTTCGCCCGCCACGTCTCCTGGTACTTGCGGCGCTCGTCGTCCCTCGCGGCCTTGAGGAGGTCGCAGATGGGGCAGTCGAGAATGGCGGTCGATGTGATGGGGCAGTGCGGGTCGTGGGTCATACGACCTCCAGCCCGTTCCACTTGCCGCCCTCGGCGACGAAGGTCAGCGCGGCAGGCGGTGCGGACAGGCCGCCGATGTGGGCGAACCAGGTCGAGCCGCCGTCGAGGCTTCCGACCTGCATGTGCGTGGTCGGCCCCATCTGCTCCAGTCGAAGGTGGTGGTAGTGGCCGCTCAGGACGACGTCGGCGGTGCCGATCGCATCCCGGTCCATCGCCTTTGACGCCAGCCACGCCTGGGTCTTGCCTCGGGTCTGGTGGCCGTGGAGCAGTCCGATGCGGGTGCCGCTTGCGTCCACGGTCAGGTGGAGGCCGTCGTGGCCGGGGAACGTCCAGCCGACGTCGTAGCCCTTCGCCTTCATGACGTCGGCGACCTGCGAGGCGCCCTCGATGGCCCACGAGTCGTCGTAGCGGGATGCCATCTTGTCGCCGACGCGCAGCACCTCGTCGTGGTTGCCGGGGACGACGGCGACGTTGGTGCGGTCCAGCTCGGCGAACGCAGTCACGGCGTCGGCCAGCGTGCGGCGGTAGACGCGCAGCTGCTCGGTGAGGGTGAGGTCGAGCCTGCCGACGAGGCGGCCGCCCTGGCTGGTGGTGCCCTCAAGGCAGTCGCCCGCGACGAGGAGCAGTACGGGGCCGGCGAGGCCGCGCTTGCGCAGGTGCTTGTAGCGGGTGACGGCACGGTCGAGGGTGTCGTAGAACCGCTCCACGGTTCCGGCGCTGCCGTCGCCGTCAGGCTTGCCCCACTGCGTGTCGCCGAACGCAAACACGTAGCTGGCGGTCCCGGTGCGCGTGGTGGGCGGCGCGGGGCGGCGCTTGCGGACGGCCTTGAGGAGGTCGTCGATGTCGATGCGGGACGGCGCGGGCTCGACGATGAAGCGGTAGCGCCAGACGGGGCGGGTGACGGCCTGAGACTTCACCGGATGCTTCTGGCCGGGCACGGTGACGCGGTCCTCGTCTCGGTGCCACGCGGCGGGGTCGTACTTCGCCTCGACCAGGCGGACGCGGTAGCCGTCGGGCACGTCGGCGCCGAGCGCACGAATGGCCGCCGCCCATGACGCCTCGTCAGCGAGGGCCGGGGACGGCGGCAGGGTGATGACGGAGGAGCCGTCGGGTTCGTAGCGGATGCCGGGCTCCCAGCCTGCGGGTGCGCCGCCAGTCTGCCGGACTGTGGTGCCGGCGTCGGCGAGCGCCTCGAGATCTCGGGAGTGGTCAGACAAGGCCACGGCGCGTCCCTGAGCAGGCGCCGCGGCGGTGGCGTTGGACGGCTTGCTGGCCGACGAAGTCAATGCCGTCGGCGGCGAGCCACTGCACCAGCTCAAGGGATTGCAGTCGCGGGTTGGCGAGCCATTCGGTGAGCGTTGCCCGGTCGGCGTCGTCCATCGTCATCAGCGCGATGCAGACGGAGCAGCGGGGACCGGGTACGGACTTCGTTGGCGTGCGATTCTTCGTGAGCGCCATGCGTTGCCTCCCGTGCTGGGGTGACTAGACCGTGCCGTCGTACCCGTACTCCTCCTCCAGGTCCATCAGCGCGGAACGGGCTTGTTCTGGAGCCAGGAGAAGCGGACCCGCGGGTTGGGCCGGTAAGGGTTGGCGTCCACCCGGTTGCCGCGCAGGCCGTCCCTGCCGGCGTCATACGCGAGCACCTGCGACTGGGCTCCCCCGCTGATGTCCTTGGGGTAGCCCGCGGGGATTGCGTGCAGGTGCTCCCCGCCGTTGGCGCCGTCCCAGTTGTACGGGCGCAGCCATGCGGCGAAGCCTGCCTGCCGCATCTTGCGCAGCAGGGTGAGCTTCTGGTGGTGGGTCAAGTGCTTCGTCCTCAGGTCGACCGAATCGAGGTCGTGCGTGCCGGAGCTGGCCGCGACGCCGCCCTTGTTGAATCCGCCCTGAGCGATCTGGAGGGGGCCGACGGAGGCGCGTGTCTCCACCCACCGCAGGGCGCGGGCAGTGCGACGGGTGAAGGTGTAGCCCTTCCACGTCGTGCGGGCGCTGGCGAGGCTAAGCATCGTCGCCGGGCACGTTGAGGAACGCCATCACGACGTTGAGGACGGCGACGGCTGCCGCGACGTAGACGGCGGCGTCATGCTGGTCCACGCCGATCACGACGAGCAGCGGGATGACGACCGCGGACAGTGCGTAGATGGCCTTGCGAACCTTGGCTGTGAACATCTCAATTCTCCTTCTCGATGTGCCAGTCGATGTGCTGGTCGAGCCGGTTACGCAGGTAGGTGACGGACTCCAGCACCTCGCCCTGCCGTGCGGCGATCTGCTTGACGGTGGCGGCGGTGTCGGACCACCCGGTGCCGCCGTTCTTCGGCTGCACCTTGACGGCGACGTCCTCCACCGCGGCCTTGATCCGCTGCTCCATCTCGGCGCGTTCGCGGGTGCGCACCTCGGCAACGCGCTTGGCGTTCCAGCGCACGATGGTCGCGGTGGTGCCGGAGATCAGCAGGATGACGCCGAGCAGGACGGACAGGTCGGAGATGTCGAAGCCGTTGTCGGAGGGGTCGAGGATGGCGGCGAGTACCTGCATGGGGTCTCCCTGACATGGAGGAGCCCCCGGCAGATGCTCGGGGGCTGCGGTGCTGCGTGCGGTGTTAGGACTGGTGGCGTGCGATCCAGCGGGTGCCAGGAGAGCCGGGAGTCAGGGGGATGCCGAGCAGGGAGGTGTCGGAGTGGGAGCCGTAGGCGTACCAGTAGACGCGGGCAACTCCGAGCTCGAGCGCCTGCCGGCTGACAGCGTTCATCCAGGTGGGGACGCGGCGCACGGGGATGGGACCGTGGCCGTGGTTGGCGTTGGTCTCCGTGACCCACAGCGGGAGGCGCGGCGCCTTGTTCTCGCGCAGCATCCACTTCCACTCGCGGATCGTGTTGCCCCACTCGATGGAGGTGGTGCCGGCCTTGGGGTAGATGTGCGCGGTCCAGATGTCGACGGGCCAGCCGTCGGCCCGCAGCTCCTTGAGGTACCCGGCGCCGCCGTCGCGGAAGGTGGGGATGACGGGTGCGGCGACGACCTTGGCGCGGGGGTCGATGCCGGTGATGATGCGGCGGGCACGACAGGTCATCTCGGACAGCGTCGCCAGCGAGTCATCCCAGAACCACTTGAGCTGCGGCTCGTTCCACACCTGCCAGGAGCCGATGCGCCCGGCGTAGCGGGTGACCATCGCCGTGACGAAGGCATCCCAGTAAGCGAGGTCGGTGGGGGCGGAGTTGCATCCGGGGTTCAGCCAGGGCGCGTGGTTCGTGCTGTTCGGGTTGGAGGCGAGCCACGTCGGGGTGATGCCGAACGTGTAGGTGATGTTGGTG